CCAGAATATGTCAGGAGGCATCTCATTCGGCTCACGATCTGCCATTCTGTTACCGGAAGGTGGTGGCGCTCAACTCCTCCAGGCAAATGAGAACCAAATGCCGCTGAAAGGGATGGAGATGAAGGAAATGCAGATGGTTAAGATCGGAACCCGGATAATTCAAGACGGTGGAGGCAGAGAGACTGCCGAAGCTGCCAAGATTAGATTCGCCGGGCATAACAGTAAGCTGGGCGCTATCATCATTAACGTCCAAGAGTCTTTCGAGAAGTGCCTTAGCTGGGCAATGCTGTTTATGGGCGGTACTGTTGACCCTGAAATAGAAATCAACAAAGAGTTCTACGACTCTACTGTTGACCCCAACCTGCTTATGGCAAATATCCAGCTTATGGATCGTGGTGTCATTGCTAAATCAGATATTAGACACTTGATGCGTAGAGCAAGCCTGCTTGAGCATGACAGAACTGATGAAGTGCTGGACGATGAGATAGAGTCTGACGATGTGCTTGAAATAAACGTAGGAACTCTATCTATTGCCCCACCAAACGTAAAAGAGGTGAGTGATGAAGAAGAAGAAGTCTAAGCCGTACGGTAAATAATGATTACTGATCAATATTTGATAGATGCTGCGACTAGGCGGCAGGTATTCCTTCAGCGTTACGGTAATGGCAGGTCGAAAGAAGCTGTCAAGATATTAAACCGTCTTCGTCAAAGGATTAATGCTCGCCTAAGTCAAGAACCTGAAAACTTTGTAGCTCAGAGGCTGCAAGACGTTGTCAAAGACATTACTACGTTAAGTGACTTAACATTTAGAGAAATTAAACTGCTTATTGAGTTTGACTCAAAGGAATTATCTGTTAGTGAGGCATCTTTTGCCGCTCTAATGATTAGCAAGGTAGTAAACACATCAGTAATCATGCCAGAAAGCGCAGTATTAGCTCGAAACGTCTTGACGGAAGCAATGTCTGTCAGTTCTGGCGTAAGTATAGCTGATGCTTTAAGTCAATTCGGAAATGCTAAGAAAGCGCAGATATTACAACAAGTAATTGACGGTGTGACGTTAGGTGATTCGACTCAATCAATTATTCGCAAAGTCGATAATTTTATTCGAAATATAATGAAACGCCAAATAACATCATTAATCGGTACAATTGTTAATCATGTTAGTTCGTTTAGCAGATCTGCCTTCTACAAAAAGAATAGTAGAATGATTGGCGAGTATGAATGGGTATCAACTCTTGACGGGAGAACAACCCTTATTTGCATGAGTCGTGATTTAACTGTTTACCTAGTTGGATCTGGCCCTATGCCACCAGCGCATTACGGATGTAGATCGACAACGGTTCCGGTTATACGGGACGAGTTTAAACTTGGTTTAGACATAAAGTCGTTTAGACCATCAGTAAATCAAAGTGGAGCGAGACAAGTAGACTCCAAATTGAATTATGGGCAATGGTTACAGCGGCAAAACAAAGAATTTATAGATGAGGCGTTAGGAATTGAGCGTTCTCGTCTATTTAGAGCTGGCAAACTTGGTATTGATAAGTTTGTTGACCCAACCGGAAGGGTTTATACCCTTTCTGAACTAGAGAGTATGAATCAAATTGTATTCTCTGACTTATAAGTGATCAGTGATCGCTTGGTTTGTGACCAAAAGGTGATTTAAATGAGTGAAGAAGCAGAAGTAGCAGAAGTACAACAAGAAGCTCCATCAGTAGACCTATCTCAACTAATGGCAGAGAACAACGCCATGAAAGCTAAGATGGAAGAGCTATTAACGGAAGCAAAAAGAGCTAAACAAGCAAAACGGGAAATTGAGGCCGAAACTCAGGCCGAAAGGGAAAGAATTGCACGAGAAAAGGGTGATTATGAGCAACTTCATAAATCTGCCCAAGAAAAGTATGAAACAACTCTGAGTGAGCTTGATAGTTTACGTCAAGGCATAGCGAACGAGAAAAGAAACAATACAGCAATGAAATTAGCCGCTGATCTTGCAGATGGCGCAAATGCTGAGTTGTTAAGCGAGTTCATAGGCCGTAGATTGAAATTTCACGAGGATGGTGTTAAGGTTACAGACGTAAATGGTAATTTGACCGTTAGTTCGTTTGACGATCTTAAATCCGAGTTTAAAAACGATGCAAGATACTCTGCATTGTTGAAAGGCAATCAATCATCGGGCGGCGGTGCCTCTGGTGGCTCAAATAGTGGCGGTGCCACAAAGGTAAGAAGTCGTGCCGAATTTGAGGCACTTAACCCAGCCAAACGGATGGAATTTGTGAAGTCCGGTGGCACTATAACTGATAATTGAAAGGTAATTTAAAATGGCTGAGAATACTATCTCCTCAATCGTTCCAGATATTTATGAAGCTCTGGATGTTGTATCACGCGAACTCACAGGTCTAATTCCTGCGGTAACTATGAACGCCAGCGCAGAGCGTGCCGGTATCAACCAAAACATCGTTGTTGACGTTGAGCCAGTAGGTAATGTATCTGACATCACTCCTGCTATGACCATCCCTGATCCAACTGGTCAAACTTCTGGAAGCACCATCATCCAAATCACCAAGTCTCGCGCTGCTGAGTTTGGTTTTAACGGTGATGACCAGAAGAAACTAAACACTGGCGCTACTTACATGGGCGTTCGTGCTGCTAAGATTGCTCAGGCAATCCGTGCAATGGTTAACGAAGTTGAATTTGACCTGGCTGGCCTTCAGTCTACTTTTAGCCGCGCTTACGGTACTGCTGGTAGCACTCCTTTCGGAACTGCTAACGACTACACTGATGCGTCTAACGTACTGAAGATTCTGAAGGATAACGGCTCACCAGTAAGTGACAACCAGCTAGTATTGAATACTTCTGCTGGTGCTAACTTCATTGGTAAGCAATCTGCCGTAAACTCTGCTGGTACTGACTCTATGCTTCGTCAAGGCGTTCTGCTTGATCTAGCTGGTATGCCACTGCGTGAGTCTGCTCAGATTAACAACCACACTGCTGGTAGTGCTGCTAATGCTACTACTAACAACGCTGGCTATGCTGTTGGTGCAACTGTACTGACTTTGGCTTCTGCTGGTACTGGCGCACTTTTGGCTGGTGACGTTGTTACTTTTGCTGGCGACACTAACAAGTACGTTGTTGCATCTGGCGATGCTAATGTTTCTGGCGGCGGCACTATTACTTTGGCTGCTCCTGGTCTGCGTAAAGCAATTGGAACTTCTGCAACTGCTATCACTGTTGTTGGTTCTTCTGCTCGCAACATGGCGTTCAACCGCTCTGCTATCGTTCTTGCTGCTCGCGCTCCTGCTCGTCCAGAAGAAGGTGACATGGCTGAAGACGTTATGCTGATCACTGATCCACGCTCAGGTTTGACAATGGAATTTGCAATGTACAAAGGCTACAGAAAAGTACGTTACGAAGTTGGTTTGGCTTGGGGTGTTAAGAACATCAAGCCAGAGCATACCGCTCTGTTGTTGGGCTAAGTCTGAAACTAGCCACCTCTTTCGGGGGGTGGCTTTTTAGGAGTCAGAAATGGAAACTGTAAAAGTAGTACGAAAAGATAACCCTTATGGTTATGCTGTAATTAATAAAGAAGATATGCTCAAGACTGATGTTGAATGGTCTGATGCTCCTGCCGCTAAAGAAGTTAAAGCACCGTCTAAAAAGGCTAAATAATGTCTGCTCAAGGTATTAGGCTCTCTACTTCTGCGAAAGCTGATACCTCTCACGAGTTAGTTACTCGCATAGACAGGCTTCCAGTAGATTCAATGAATAATGATATCGCACGAGGTAAGGTTCCTAACGCTTATCCGTACGTTTCATTTGGACAAAGAACATTTACCGGGTCTGTTGAAGGCGCTGTTATATGGACTGATGGAGATTTCCCTGGGCCTCTTGTAGGTGGAGCCAGAATGTCTGTTGTTAGCACCAGCACAAACGATAGTGCTAATGGTACTGGAATTAGAACAGTAGAGATTCATTACCTAGACACTAACTTAGCAGAAAAGGTTGAGGTCGTAACACTAAACGGGATAACTCCGGTTCTCACTCAGGCAGCAAATATTCATTTCATTAATGTCTTTCATGTTGTTACATTTGGCTCACTAAAGAAGGCTGATGGCGCTATAAGCGTATCTTATGGC